AGTAGCCGTGGCGCTCCATCAGCTTCTCGATCTGGGTTTCAGCATTGTTATCAACTATCTCCACGATCACAGACTTGATAGTTCCATCCCCTAAGAGCCCTTGCATTCCGTTCAGCACATAGAACTCATGCCCCTCTACGTCTATCTTCACGTGTGTGGGAGGGCTGAACATCTGAGCAGAGAGCCCGTCCAACGGCATAGCAGGCAGGTAGACAGTACTCGACCCTTCGTAAAGCTTCTCCGCAGATGCCAGTCCGTAACCCGGGGTGTCTGGGTAGTGTACTTCCAGTGGTAGCCAGCACGACGCAGAGCTAGCCACGAAGGGATAGCAGTAGACTTTGCCACTAAGATTGTTGAGGTGGACGTTGGCTACCAGCTCCGCATAGTTCACAGGTAGCGGCTCAAAGGCGTACACCAAGGCTCCCCTCGCCCCTGCCATCAGGCTGTAAGTCCCGACATTCGCTCCGATGTCGTATAAGACATCCCCTGTGCCGAGGTTCTTCAACCACTCGTAAGTCCACGGTTCCTTCTCTACGCCTCGTGAGCGGAAACCCCTGTAGTCACCCTGTTCTCGTATGTTTAGCAATCTCTCAGGGTCGTCGAGCATCCGCAGAGATGGTTTCGTAGTCAAAAAAAGAGAGCCCTTCTTTTAGATAGGGGCGCCCCGAAGGACGCCCCATACCTGTTAGTCGATTGCGAGCCAGACAAGAGCTTTGTCAGTGGTCACGGATACGATACCCATGTATACACCAATTTCCTGCTCGTTTTCATCAGAGCCATCACGGTTTAGGCTGGCGATTGCACCAGCAGTAGTGACACCAGCAACCCGTACTGGCTGTCCAACAACTACAGTACCCAATACCTGAACGGAAGCAAGACCTTTAGTCTGTACCCATCCGTATGCAAGAGCAGCAATTTCAGTAGCAGGAACTCCACACGTACGGTTTAGAACCGTAGTAGGAGTAACAACAACTGCACTGTAAGGATTCGCAATGAGTCCTGACAGGGTATCTGAAGTAGTTGCTACTGCAACTTTATCGTTCTCGGCAAGGTTCATAGCACCTGTACCAGCAGAGTCGATAGCGTCGTGCCCTGCAATTCGGTATACCTGTCCTTCACTAGCGAGGTCGTTAGTGTAGATGTATCCATCAGCGTACTGATCTTCAGTAGCTAAGGTACCTTCAAGCGTAACCGAAATTGACGTTGAGCCTACCGCAGCAGCAGCAGTTGCAAGGTCCATGTCGTGATGAGCTATAGGAGCCGGAGTAGCAACAGTAAGCCCAAGACCTAGAGCAACTGCTCCGGCTTTGGCGTACTTGAACTCTCGTCCGTCTGGTAGTTCCAGAATGGTTCCGAGTGAGTGGTACTTGTCAGTACCAGTCTTCTTTTCCATTCCGTAATCTGCGTATATTCTCGTAGAGAATGCCATTTTACTTTTCCTATTCTCGGGCTCTTATGTCCCGTCTTCGACCGATAATTTAACTAGCCTCGGTCTGAAGGCAACAGCTAGTGGTGCGCGCTACTTATGTGAGCTTTCATTTGAGCAGCCGATTGTTTGCGTGAGAAAGGTTTCCCTCTCTTATTCTTAGCCTTCGGAACGTACTCGCACTGATCACATTGTAGCGCAGCAGACGGGGTAGAGACTTCTTCCATGACGGGCTCTGTCTCAGAGGAATCAACTACACCCGCCGACTGCCGGTTTGTATCGTCCTCAGCACGTGCCCTGCACCACTGACACCCCATGTCGGGAGTCTGGCGCACGACACGAGTGCCACCGCCGATTAGATCGGCGATGTACTCGACTTTCTCGAACTTCTTTACTAAGCAAGCATCGCCCGGTTCCCAAGCGAAGAGTCCAATGTTGCCCTTGCGAGCAAGGTACTGAAGCTCCGGGCTGTTAGGACCGGTCTTCGGGTTAGCGATGTTCACTTTCATGAACACGTCGCCCAAGTGCTTGTCGGACAGCTGGTCCTTGTGCAGATACAGCTTCATTTGATGTGAGTCGAGACCCACAAATTGAATACCGTACCCAGCACCACGAACCTGCTGTTTAGTTTGAATATCGAGATTAACCATGCTGAGCCCTTACTAGGCTGACGTAGATGGAACGCCCGCATCGTAAAGAAGGGGAGCGCCGTGCTTGTCATCCTGTTCAAACACGCCGTAGTCCGACGTGAAGTTGATTTCAGTACCCCGAGCCGAAGCGTCACGTTCTCGTTCAGTAGTCCAGCCCACGCTGGTGATACCGATGATTGCGTCTCGCTGTGCGATAACGCCGACCATGTCTCCTGAGGAGTCAATGTCGATGTTGCCGGACTCGAAGAGGTCTACACCGTTGAAGCTGATCTTGAAGAATTTATTCAAGAGTCCTTCTTCACGTCGGTCGTTTACTTTCATGCTTGTGCCAGAACCGATAGCGGTTGCTGATGCAGTCACGTTGTAAGCGGAGTGGGGGTGAACCACTGCGTAGTCAGGGTTGAAAGGTTCACCCTGAAGTTCACCAGAGCTAGTTCGTCCGCCACCTCTAGAAGCTGCAATAGCTCCTGCGAAGTTAGCAAGTGATAGAGTCGCTGCTGATGCACCGTAAGCGGTACCGCCATTCAAACCTGAATACAGTGCTTGAACGTCACGGTCTTGCTTACGTGCTCCAGCCTCACCGAACTGCCGACCGACAATCGCAAAGATGTCAGTAGTACCGTTCTGTCGAATGAGCTTGTCAGTGACAATGATCTTCGCACCCTTTTCAGAGGTGCTTAGGTCAATAGAAGTCAGACCGACAGCCTGTTCGTCGACCATGTCTTGTCCATCAATCAACTCACTAATAGTGAACTGACCGACTTTAGGAACACGGACTGTTGAAGCGCCCTTGGGCAGAGTCACCTTGTCAATCAGCTGCCATGAAGGAGTGTTGTACTCCTGCACAGTACGAGCTGCGTTGATGATGGTGTTCTGCACATTGGCGAGATTACCTGTTGTAGCGTTTTGTGATGCCACGGGATTGCCTCGTTATCCCCCGAACGATGAGCGCCTCATAGCTGCGTTCTCTTCGGGAGTCCAGTTGTAAGCTGGCTTGTCCCGAGCAGATGCGGTTAGTGATGCGTCAGAAGTGGGGGAGTTATTAGTTGATCTACCAGACCCCGGATTAGTTTCCGGAGTTGTTGACGGAACACGCCTTGCTGAGGGAGGTGGGCTAGCTTTAGATAGCCTCTCCGCCATCGGGGTAATAACGTCTCCAGCAGCCAAGAACGCTTCGTCCGTAGACAAAGTATCCCGAGTGACCATCTGTCGAAGGATGTTCATATCAGCGTCTTCGAGGTTGTGAGTTGTCTTCAGGCTGTCGAACCACTGGGTCATAAGCATTCCCCGGCTTTCGATACCTTGCTGGGCGGAGTTCTCACGCAGTGCCTTGATTTCAGCCCGCTGTGTGATTTGCTCACGTACAGCATCTGTGTTGGCTTGATCTCGAACGTAGCGCCTAGCTCCGTCTTCTCCCATATCCTCTGTGAGCTGCCGTTCCTGCAACTGAAGGCTTGCCTCGACATCTGCGGCAATGGAATGCTTTTGGGATTCCTCTGCTGCTAGTCTGGCTTGCTTCTGTGCGGCTGCAACTCGCTGATCTGCTGCGGATTGAATTCCTGCCATTCGCTTAGTGATGAGGTCGTTGATACGAGTCTCTTCAGCTACGTTTGGTTCGGTTACTGTTTCCGTCTGTGTCTCAACTTCGATTCCCCTGTCAGCACCTTGATCAATTCCTGTGTCGGTGGGAGTCTCCTGAGTATTCGTTTCAAGTTCCGACCCAAGTACGACATCAGCTTCTAATTCGAGCTGATCTTGGGGGGTCGTGTCTTCGATTACTACAGGAGGCAGTCCGCCGTCACCCGAAATATCGGTGGCGTTGCCAGCTGAAATGTCTGTATTTGAGTTCACCATAATATATTGAGCCCTACCTTATGTAGTGAGGAGTATACATAAAACCCCACATATAGCGTTACTTCGTGTTCCCCTTCTTATCTCTAGAAAGGGTGCCTGTGCCTGAGTATCCGAGTTCTCTGTATCTCCAGCGCGGCATCATAGTCGAGCGCCTTCTAGCATTAGCATTGTTCCTGTCTGCAAGGGCATCTACGGCTTGGTCGAGCGCATCCATCATGAACTCATCTCCTTTCCAGTGCTCGTACCCTTCCTTGATTGCCGATGAAGTAATGAACTGCCAAACCTTGTCGCCCTTCACGGCAGCCTCAACTCCGCGAATCCTGAGTTCTTTCTCGAACTGCTTACGGAGGGCGCTGTTCTTCGGCAGAAGCTCTATCTTCAGAGACAATGCTTTGGAGTCCATAGCTCTCTGGTTCTGACCGGCACCCTGCCCTAGGAGCTGAGCAGGAGATAGTCGGTCTTCGCCCGGGAGGGTTACAGACGACAGATTCCACGCTTCAGGGTGAACTTTGCGAACTGCTTGAATTCCGTTCAAGAGCGAAATAGGGAGAGCAATGTCAGCTACAGCTGCTCCTACTCTCTGGAGAGGGGTGTTATACGGAACACCGTTGAACGCCTCGCCTTGTATCTGGTTGTAGAGTGCTCTTGGCAGAGTGTTGTACCGAGAGGTGAGGGAGTCCAGCGGGCTAAGAAGCCACTTGAACGCCGTGTCTTGCTGCCCTACAAGGTCGAGGAAGACATCCGTGCCGTTACGACCCTTGCCCCACGGAGACATAGGCGAGAGGAACCCGCCGTTGTACCCGAGTTTAGCGAAGGTGGCGTACGGGTCGTTGAAGTTGAGAGGGTTGTGCTGGTCTAGCCCGAGCCATCTCCCGTTCTTGAATCTCTCAGCAGGATTATCACCTTCGCCTGTTGCGTATTTATTTATTACGTTTGCTGCAAAGGCAATAGTCACGAACAGCCCAAGCATGTGCTCAGCGTGAATACCCCAGTGAGGACTCATAACGATCTTCTTCGACCTGCGGTAAGGGATTCCCCCTTGATGTTCAGCAGGGATTGCCTTCAGTGGATTCGAGCTTTCGATAGCCTGCCTGTTCTTCTTACGAGGCATAAACGCTCTTGCGGCTGAGCGCATCAAAGACTCCGTCTCGCCGGTGGAGAAGGCTGCAATTTGAAGAAGCTGCTGAAGTTCCGGGGCTCTGTCCTTGAGGAACGTCTGCCAGTTACCAAGGGCTGAGAAGATCATGTTCGAGTTCTCTGCTACGGCAGCCCCGACCTGATCTGGTGTCCAGCTAGGGTGGTTCCTTCGCATTGCAGGCAGTATGAAGTTCTCGATGGCGTACTTCTGGATTACCGAGTACACACCATCGAACAGACCTGTGACAAAGAAGTCGTTCAGTTTGTTCACTGCCCTAGCCATTGTCTTGCCAGCCCCTATAGGAGCGCCGGGGTATAACCAGACCCTCTTCATAGTCCCGTCGGGCTGCTTCACCATCTTTGGCTGCATGATCGCCAAGACTCCCTCTCGCATGTCTTCAGCAAGAACGGAGTAGTCACCGTGAACGTTCAATCCGTGCTTCTGTACAAGGTCTTTCCATTCAAGGGGGAAGTCCTTGTTGATTCTCGTAGGAGAGATCATAAAGTCGGTCGTGCCTTGGCGCGCTGTGGTGAAGAACTGCACCTTGAACATGTCGACCATCAGTGACGGAATCTTCATCGGACCGGGAAGTCTGCCGGTTGGTATCGAAAGCCGGTCTAGCGATTGACCTCCAAGTCTGTCAGGCAGCTTCAATCCACCTAATCCAAGCCTGTCGCTACCACCACGCTTCAGAGGGCTGTATATCGCTGTCGGGGTCACGAGTGCGCCAGCAGTTCTCCAGAGCATATCTATGTGCTGGAAAGGGGAGATAGCTAGCTTAGAAAGCTTAGAGATCGTGCTCCACTGCCTGATGCTTTTGTTGAACAAGACAGGGTCAGAGAAGAGCGTGTCAGGAGAAGTCCAGACCTGCTCCATCCAGTTCGCCATGTTAGTAGGAACGTGTACAGCTGGAGTCATACCCGAGCCGTCAGCCTTCACCCTTCCGTTCATGATCGGAATACCTGATGGTATCGCCCATCTAGGGTCACTGCCTTTCACGGTCGTGTTATCCATCAGTCCTCGCTCGGCTAAGCGAGTTAGGAACTTAATCGACTCACGATACTCAACCCCAGACATGCGCCTCTGGGCAGCCATCTTGTACGGGTCCCACATAGCAGGCACAAACTTGAACCTGTCCACCATCTCGTCGAAATCCCTAGCGTTACGAGAGTGCTCCATCGTGGTTTCGAATCCCGGGCGAGGGTCTTTCGATGTGCCCGAGGTCTTCCACAGCTTGTTGATTGTGTCCCCTTCAGGCTGGTCGAAGTATCTCCATATCCTGTTGAAGTAGTGCGGGTGTGCCATGAACCGTGACGCCATGTGCGACATGTCCATCTTGAACTGAGCAGCATTCTTTTCAGCAGCATAGGCAAGGAAGGTGAACATATCGTTCTCTTCCCTGTACACCCAGTTACGCTTGAGGTCGTAGTAAATCTCTTGCATCTCAGGTGACAGCCTGTGCAGCCACTTGTCAGGATTGTGCAACGCACGGTATAACGGCATGGCGTTAGCTTCGGTCCACTTCGTTATCCCTCGAGCTTTAGCAAAGGCTTCTCCCTCTCTAACGCCCTTGGCAACAGCCGCAGCTTCGTAGGTGCGCGAGGCGCTGAAGAGCCTTTGAGCGTCCTGTCCTATTGGCTCCCACGTATTGATCTCTGTGGCATCCCCCATTGCGTTCTCGGAGGCTCTGGCTCTAGGAGTTAGGTCTTCAGGGTCCCATCCTGTGTAGCTACCGGGAGGAGGAGGCTCTCCTCCACCATCAGCTCCCTCAGCAATCTTACGTGCAAGCCGGTCGTTCTCCATGGAAGCAATCACAGCATCGTCGGTTGAAGACGGGCGGTTCCAGTTATTGATTGCGTCTTGCAGCCGCTCAGCTTCTTCGCCTTTGACTACACTTCGGTTGAGATATCGGTTGACCTGATCTCGTGTGATTCTCTGCGAGAAGCCAGACCCTTTGCGAGAGCCTGTTACACGCCCGCCCTTGATAACGTCAGCGTCCGTCTGACGGAAGATTTCGTCGGCAACCTCCATGATCTGCCGTCGGCTCTGCTTGTTTACCTTGCTTCTGTTCTGAAGACCTAGAATCTCCCCTTCTGGAGACAGGGACTCGACAAGTATTTCGTACTCGTTCTTGTTGCTCTTGCCCAGCTTAGAAGGGTCTGTCTGGTATCCCCGACCAGTCATTTCAAATAGAGGAGTCCCGTCAGCAGAGACCCCTCTTTGCTTGGTTATTGTGACCAGAGCGAGGGGAGCACCAGTGTCAGAGGTAACAGAGTATGTGTGCGTGTTTCGCGATGTCAGCTCTGCTGCTTCACGGATAGTAAGATCACGACCCTGACCACGGGCAAATCGTATAAGTTCTTCGGGAGTTCCGAACTGGTTCGACTTCAGCCCTTGGATAATCTGCTCTTCAACCTTCACAGTCTGGTTGAACCCCGTAGCGATCAAGGTGCTACGGATAAGGGCTTCTTGGTTCTTTGTAAGAGGGTAGTTTTCTACGGCGTTCCGAAGCCTTCTAGCCTCTGTAGCGTTAATGGCACGGAAGTGCTTGCCGTAAATAGGAGCAAGGGCACGTATACGAGCGTCATCGCTAAGCTCAAAGGCGTTTCTCATGCGTCGTGCATCGCTGCCAGATTCTCCGACAATGTTCGAGACCGGACCATCTATTACACCAGAACCTAGAACCTGACGTGTGCGAGCTTCTTCTACCTGCCTGTTAGTGGCTCGTGCCACAGGGTCTTCTATGTCTGCGATGTTCTCGTCACGAACGACCTTCTTACGGTTAGGAGATTCGTCGAGGAACTTCTCAGCTTGCGACGCCTTGAGCATTTCTAACAGCTCTGCATCCTCAGCTTCTTCAGCATCGAGGTTGTCGAGTAACCGTTTGTTTAAGTTCTTCTGGGCTTCTTCGTAGGACAGGTCCTTAGTGGCAGGGTCTACAGCTTCAGCTTTACTGTTATATACAGCAGCAATTTCATCTACTCGACGACTATCAATCTCAGACGACTCTTGTTGATACTTTGCAAAGCCTTCATCATCCAGCATCTCTCTTGCTGACGGCTCTTTGAAAATCCCCTCATCTTCTGCGCGAGCACCAATGCCGAGTTCGTCTGGGTCTACCCCTAATTGTTTCCAAGTAAATGTTGCAACTGGCTTTGGAGGATTCAGACGATCAAATCCTTCACCGAAGCTTATATCTGCACCTAAGTCCCCTTTTGGAAGGTCAGAGTTACGGAATACGTGAACTACATCTCCGTACCCTTGCTCTGTAAGAGGGCTGCCCGAAAGCCCTCCTGATGTAAGCCCTTCCCTGATAACTCCTCCTACATTGCCAGATACATGAAATGAAAATTCCTCTGAAGGTCCGCCGGTTTTTATTAGGTCCTTTGTATGGTTGAGAATATCGACATTCCCAGTTCGCCCACTGTCGATAGCAGGGTCAAGCGCCTTAGTGTCTAACGCTTTGAACTGACCTTTAGGAATGATTACATCTCGACCGTCAGCGAACAGCTCCCCTGATGCTTCAGGTAGAAGGTCTCCTGCTGCGTTCTTGTCAATCTCAAATACAGTACCTTCGTACTGCCTGCGTGCGGCAAGAGAAGACCCGTCTGGCTGACTGGAGCGAGTAGCGTATTCCTGAGCAGACTCAAGGTTCTCGGTAAAGGAGACCCCGTTTTGCTTTCCCCCGAAGTTGGAAGACTGCTTGAGAACTAGATCACCATCCTCGTTTACGAACGATGCTGCGTCGGTAGATCGTGAGCCGTGGTAAATCTTTACTGATGTAGAAGCAGAGTCATCGGTAGTACTTGCGCTGCCACGTCTAGCCAGTTCTACATTCAAGGTGTTTATCTGGTCTTCTACGTCAGGAACTACTACGTCTGACTTATTCACGATGACTTCAAGGTCATCCCTAAACTTAACAAGCTGCTCGTCTGTTGCGTTTTCGATGATCGAGTCAGTCATTCTCGACGAAGGGGTCTTAGGAGCTTCAGGCTCCACGTCAGGAACAATCCTGCCTTCAGTATCTACCGTCTTACCGTAGCTTCCGCCCGGGTTTACAGTTCCGCTGAAGCTTGGGTCTTCTGCTGTTTGCCTAGACTTTACATAGGCTTCAGCAGCTTCGTCGACGTAACGAAGGTCTCCTGCGATCTTGGCGCCTTCAATCGTCTTGCGTATGACAGCAGGAGAACCTGCTGTAAGACCAGCTGCTACAACACCACCGGCAATAGTCAGTGGGATTCGCGCTGCCGGGTGAAGGTCTTCGGTGTGTTCGAGTACTTCCTGAGCACCAAGAACTCCACCAACTCCGACCGCTGCTTCAGCTCCAAGTGCTTTAGGAAAGTTCGAGGCAAGAGGTCTTGCCATTGAAGCAAGGAGTCTGCCTACAAGTGGGGTAGATCGAAGACCAGCCGCAATGGGTGTGCCAAAGCCAGCCGTACCGAGCAGCAAGGCAATCTCTGCTGGAGAGGACATCTGTGCAAGAGCACCAAGAACAGGACCACCTACGTCACCAATGATGCCGGGACCTTGACGTCCGAAGTCTTCCGCCATTTGAGGGTCAACAAGAGGTACGAGAGGGCTGTCGCCGGGAACTATGCCCTGATCACGGCGCCCTTGATTGATACGCCCTGAGAACTCAGCCTGACGATTACCCCGTGCTGGAGTACCGCCGCCGCCGCCTGTATCTTGCAACTGCTGGCGCTGAGCTTTACGACGTTCAAGAAAGTCTTGGAGGGTCATTTAGAACCCCTGCTGTGATTTGCCCTGCCCGAAGTCGAACATCGTACCGGCTCTGCCTAGCACGCTGGCGTCCGAGAAGGAGCGGTCTGTACTCTTCAGTGCTTCTTTATCGAAGTTGAAGGTAGATTGATTGCCTACAAAGTCCCGGAACTTAGTTACGTTCTTATCAGGAGACAGGTTAGACATCTCCCCGACGTGCTTGCCTAGGAACTGGCTGAACAACGGCTGGAACATCGACTGAGAGATACGTGTATCCCTAGTAGACCTCCCTGCGCCTACTCCAAAGTTCTGAAATATGCCACGTAAACCCTGTTCATCGGTCTCGAAGAGATCAAGAAGAAAGTCGTTGTTCTGATTTGTCATTGATTACAAGCTCGAACCTTCGAAGAGGTTCCTGCCAATCTGATCTTTCATGAAGTCTGACATGTTGCGGGATACGTTGGCAGCTCCGCCGCCTGTGCCCTGTCCTGCCCGCTGGTTCTCGAAGAACCTATCAGAAGCCTGAGACACAGCGTTACGACCGAACATCGCAGCGAAGAACGGAGATCGTTCAAATAGAGCACCGAGTGCTAGGTTTCTAGTTCCGCCCGCAAGATCGCTACCTGCTGTAGCTGGGCGCTGGAAAGAACCTTCCATATCGCCTTCTTCGTTAGCTGCACCAGCACCTGAGTTAGACAACTGGTTGAACACGTTACGAGATCGAGATGCGATTCCGCCGAGGTTTCCGCTCCTCAGCAGGTTCGTCAGGTTGAGGTTATCTGATTGCGCAGGGTTGAGACCCTGTCCGAACCCAAGAGCTGCCTGTGCCGCTGGGAGAAGCAGAGACTCTGCCTGACTTGCAATAGAACCGCCGGGGCTAATGCCCTGTCCCTTCATGAAATTACGAAGGGTGGCTCCCATATTACCGAGGTCGCCAAAGATGTCTTCGGTATCTAGATCATCAGGACTGAGCGTGTTGTTGTCTTGCAACGCGTCTTTAACGTGGGTAGCCTGCGTGAAGCGACCATCATCAATAATGTGTTCTTCTCTCTCGAAAGTACCCCTGAGTCGACCCTCTGTTCCTCCTGCCTCAGAGATTACACCAAGGATTGCGCTCTCTTGAGAGCTCGGGGCATAAATGTACTTCAGGACCCCGCTGGCATCTTTGTAGCTATATAGTTTCCACATGATTTACCTGCTTATATCGGGAGGTTGTTAGGTCCGAAGAGACCCGTTCCCGGTCCTTGCCTGTCGGCTGTTGTGTTTGCGCCTGCTTCTGGCGACGGGTTGTTCGTGAGCCCAGTAAATACTGACTGAGCCGGGGCGCCAAAGGCTGGGTTAGAGCTCTGACCTCCGACTCCTATACCCCCAAATGATACAGAATTCTTCGAGGTAGTGTTCGTGTCAGGTCCCCGGAAGTCCGGTGTGACGTTCTCTGACTTGAACTCCAGCGTGCTTGGCATACCAGACATCGCCTGATCTACCTGCTGTTTCATCTGGCTCAGTTGCATCATCTTCATTGACCCTTCGACTTCCATCTGCAACGTAGTCAACCTAATCTGGTCGAGGATTGCAGAGGCAGCCATGTCGTCACCATCTTCTTTCACGGCGCGGTACTGATCAAGTAACGCCAACACCGGTGCGGTCTGGCGAGTCAGTATCTCCATGTTCTGAGAAGACAGTAGCTTGGGGTCTTGGATGTTAAGGATATGCTCGCGAACGTACTCAAGTGATGTAAGCGGTTCGCCTGTCACAGTAGGCGCCATAGCCATGTTCGCTACGTTCCACCTGATGGTCTCGTCTTCTGGTAGGACGAGCTCAAGTGTTACAGTGATGGCGTCATGACCAATAATTTCACTCGGCTCAATTTCTTTGTTGCTGAACCTATGCCGGTCAAACCGTTTGCCCGAGACCGTTATGGGCTCAAACGCACCCGTCTCATACTGAGCCACAAGAACTTCCAGACATCCCTCCAGACAGAGCTGGACCGCCTCCATCCGGGGCAGTACTCGATGTTCAAGGTTGTTTCCAAGTTGGCGGAGAGCTACGGCACTGAGTGGCTTGTCTAGGATTCCGAATCCTTGAGGCGGGATACCACCAGCAATAGCGTCCCTCTGTAAGAATTCGAGGAGAACTCCTGCTGACCGGTTCATATCCGGCGTGATCATAGGCTGAACGTCTTGTTGGTCTGCGGCAGACACTGCTACCTGAGAGCCCTTTTCGTTCCAGCCTTCTTCCAATTCTTTAGTTCCGTCTGACGACGTTACCTTGGTCGGAGGGTCTGATGCCTTGGATACCATATCGACGATGTACGAGGCAGACCGGTTGATCTTGTCCCACACATGGCGGTTCTCAGCGAAGATGCTTTCACCGAAGTCGGCAATCATCTTGTTGTGCTTGTCGACGTTCTCTGTCTCACGAGGAGCTAGGTGAGGGTCTGAGCCTACTGGTGTGATGACACACGGGAAAGACAGAGTGAATAGATCAAATAGCTTCCTAGCCCACTGGTCGTTGACGAGCGTGCCCATCTTGTAGATGTAAGGATGGCGGTCAAATACTGACGGAGCCTCAGGGTCTGCGTCGGGGTTCTTCTCTCGAACGTAATAGTCGAATACTTCTTCGACTTCGTCGTCGTCGTCGACCTCGTGCTCCCACCCCTTGAACTCAGGATAGGTATCTCTGATCTCTCCTCGAGACATTCGACGTCTGTGCGACGCCCATACAGGCTCTTCTTCCCCGGGTTGGAATACAAATTGAGCAGGGTCTATCGGAAGAATATCCTCGAAAGTCTCTCCGTTTTCACGGCGTCGAAGAAAAGCACGAGCCACAACGTAACGACCCCTAACAACTGAGTGCCACGCAAGTTGGCGTTGAACACGAGGGTCTCCGTTCCGTCGCATACGGCGGTCTACGTTAGAAAGCATCCCAATACCGATAGCCTCTGTGAGCTTGTTACGCTCCTCTTGGTCTTTAGGGGCATCGTCGTTGGGGACACGGATAACCATCTCGGTCTCCGCAATGAAAGCAATAATCTTCTGCGCTAGTACACGAGGTTGGTTGGTCGTGTACGCGTCTTCAGGCATGATCTGATCGTCGAGGTCTGGCTCCCAATCTTCAAGAGTCCAGTAAGTCTCGTAGTCACGGTGCATACGGCTGAAGATGGGTTCTTCGTTTCGGAAGTAACGACGTATTGTCTTTATTACTTCGCCGGGATTCGTCGATGGCATCTATATTCGTGCCTTTATTCGTCGCCTAGTGCGGCGCTTCACGCCAATGTTCTGTCTGAGCCCACGCCCAGTAGCATATCCCAATTTGTTCACGAACAGGTAGGTCAATGCCTTTATCGAGTCGCAATAATCGTCGTGAGGCTTAGCGGAAACAAGCTGTCCGGTCGTGTCGGTCTTGTATGAATATACATGTGTCTGACCGTCGAATGGATTTGGCGCGCCACCTAGCTCTGAGATCAATAACCTTGCTCTTGGGGAGATAATCATGTTCGGCATGTGGGTATCAGGGTTGATAGTCAGCATGGTCTTGAACCTGTCGATGCCGGGGAGTATATCTACCTTCTGGGAAGACAGGTGAATGCGTAATTCGCGCTGCCACACCTCTGTATTGCTCTCTTGGGCGCCTGCATGGTACGTTCCTGCTACGTCGATGACGCCGATGACCTCGTCGTTACCCCACCAGTACTTAGTCTTCACCATTTCACAGATATCTCGCACCGTGAACCCGGGGGTGGAGAGTTTATTGATGGCAATCTCGTCAATTACGTGCCATTGCTGGTGAGTATCGCCTGATTCCCCCACAATATCGTGTGGTTGGGTGACAACTACGGCGTAGGTGGAGCTTCTTCCTGAGTATCCGGGGTCAACCCCGAAATATACCGGTAGGTCAGGGTCGTATTGAACCTTTGCAACGTGTCTAGTGACATCAAAGCTGCCAAACACCCGCCCAGATGGGGGAGCCGGTATTGCAAGGTGTCGTTCTTTCCAAACATCCTCAGGTAACTGTGCTTTTGCACGCTTGAGTTCTTCATTATCTAGCCCTCCCGGATAAATAAACCGGTTCTCGTGGGAGGGGAATGAGTGTGACGCAGCGTGGTCTTCTTTTTGGGCAGCTTCACTCTGCCATTTAGTCCACAGAGTTGGATACCAGCCGAGCGAATTCTCGAAAGTTCCTGACATTATCAGTTGACCAAAGCCGGGAAACTGCGCACGTGCCTGCGCACTCCTCCCCAACAGTCTGAAGTAAACATCCTGACGTACCAAAGCTGCTTCGCAGAGCAGCGTCCACACGGGGGCTTCTGCACGTAAGTTTTTCGGGTCTGCTGCTGACCTTGTCTTGATTTCTAATGGCTCTCCTCCGGGGACGGGGACGTTGATCTGTCCCGGGTCAATCATATTGGTAGGCTTGGTTCCCGGTAGTAGCTGCATAAGCCACTCGGCAATGTACTCGAACTCAGGTCGGCACAGCTCGTAACTCTCTGCAACAATCCACGCCTTCGCACCTGACGCTTCTTTAGGATGCTTAGCAATGAAGTCGAGAGTAAGCAGGACAGCCTTCATTGCCGACGTGTGGGACTTAGAGCCTCGCTCTCCTCCAGACGCAAGCAAGGTCGGAGAACTGTCGAACATAAACTGCTCGTGGCTTGGTCCGGGCAGCTCGTAGCCTAACCCTGAACCGGGGGAACTGTCCTCTAGATACTTCCAAAGAACCTTTGCTTTTTCTACCTGCATAAAAGCAATAGTACACGACTAACTCTTCGGAACAGGCTTGCCCTGAAGACTGACGTAGATCGCTCGCAGCAACGCTGGAGACACCGTAGTGCTTTGAATCTGCTCCGACATTACTTCTTCCTCTTTGGCATTGAAACAACCTTCTTAACTGGCTGCTTCTTAGAAGGACGACCCACCTTATTCCCGTACGTACCCTTGCCTGCTGGCATAACTGATTCCTAACTATGCTGTCCCGGCTACCCGGGTGATACCTAACAGCATATACCCCATGTCAAGTAAACTCAAACTCATAAAATACTGGCGGGGATAGTATTCTTACTTTAGCTCTAGTTCCGGTAAGGAGTACCCCGGTCTAACAAGACCCGGTTACTCCTATAGCTATGCAGCTGTACAACTACGTACTGTAGTACGTAAGTACAGACTGCCTGCTATTGTCCTCTTATCCACCCCGCCATGGTGGTAAGAGGAACACAGATGATTGCTCCAACCTATTGACACATGCGTACCTCAGTCTATAAGTTAGTACAATCAACTAGCGTAGTACCATGTAGCTTAGTAGCTAACACAGTGCAGACATCATGGTCTGTACTAGAGTGTTAGGTACACTCTGACTCCTTCAGCTTGAGCTTCAGTCGTAGTTAGCTACTACGAACAACGGACTCGGATTCATACGGTAGTATGTTGTAGGTGTTGAATGACTACGAATCCACAGGACTAGCATCTAGTACTGAGTAGTCAGATACCGACCTAGTTCCGATCTCCTACCTCTACTACAGCCGTAGAGGACGATCAGGTTCACACACATGTCGAACCACACCGTGGACAAATGAAGCATCGCCCCTCGTCGCCCAAGCTCTCCTCAGCTCAGCTGTCCACTCTGCTACGAGCCGACGAGCAGCCCACCCTACGGGTGTAGGGAAGATG